CCCACGAGCCCGCCCCCTCTCTTTTCCGTGTCTCCTAGACGACCAGGAGCACTACCTCAACTCCGAGCATGATCGGATCGTCACCACCGGTTCCCTCAGCGGCCTTCTTGACGGCGATACCAACGTAGTTCCCGGCCTCGATGATGCCGCTCGCGTTGAACGCCGCTGAGACGTCCGCATTGGCAAGGTCATTCGCTGCGACCGCGAGAGACGCTGCGCTGATCCCGTCAGTCGTTAGCGAAGTGGTCTCGTCATCTACACCACCCGAAACGTCGATGGTGTAGGTGTCGCTTGTGTCAAGGAGCGTCCCAGTACCGCACCACCAGAGGTACGAGATCACAGCGGTTGTGCTGACGCAGTTCTGCGGGACCATGAACCCGCAACCTACCTCGGCGTTATCGTCGTCCAACCCGAGGCCCATGTAGTCGTTATCCCGGTCCTGTGGCGCTGCGTGCGTCGTGTACGGGAACTGCATTGAAACCGTGATCTCATGGGGTATCCGGGCCTCAACCTTCAACTCGCTCGTGGAGAGCGCGTAGCCGAGCACCTGGATAAGGTTGTTGGCACCAGTCGGTCGTGTGGCCGTTAGGCTGCCAGCCGTTGTGTGGAGGTAGTGCGTGTTGCTATAGGTGTACGGAGCGTCGGTGTCAACGATGATGCCGCTTTGAGCAAACGTGCCGACCTCTCCAGCGGAGGAACTGTTGACGGCGAACGCCTCGGCGTACTTCGTATTGTCGTCCGCGTCAGCGAGTTCCCAGTCGGTTCCATCGAAGTAGACGGCATCACCAGCGGTTACGTCGGTGGAACCGATCGTGCCGGTGAACACTCCTCTTGCCTGTCGAACGTAAGGGTCTGCCATGACTGTGGCTCCTTCCTAGTGAACTTCTAGGTTCTATGCGGCTGAGTCGATCCCACCAAGGGCTGCGATCTTCTTCGAGGAGAAGGTAACTGCCTGTAGGTAGGCGACCATGCGTTTCTCGTGGAACTCAGCGTCCCGCTTCACGCCCAGATCCCTGACACGCGGCGTTAGCACGTCGCCGTTGTGGATCAGCGTGTAGCCTTCCTTCTCCTGCCCGAACTGCACCGCGAAGATCGTGGTGGCAGTCGAGGACGGCCACGTTCCCGAAGCGTTGTATTGCTCTTCGTCGGTGATCCAGTTGGTCGTGATCATCGGGATACCGTCGTAGGTCCGGACACGGTGCCCGAACATATCGATCTCGTTCATCATCACGCCGGAACCCGGTACACGGCTGAGAGCGGTGAGCTTCCTCCGCATAGTCGCGTTCATAATCAGCGCGTCCGGCTTGGTCTGCGAGTCATCGATCTGGTCGATCATGGCGTCCAAACGGTCCAGCGTCAGTTCGGTCTCCGCAGTACCAGGGCCGTCTACGTTTCCATCGTCCATCGCCATCATCCGGGTCTCGGACCGCACGAGGCTGTCCAGGCCCTCCCAATGGGTCGCGGTGGCCTCTGGCTCACCCTGGATGACCAACTGGGCGATCTTCCGGCTCAGGGACTTCGCCATGAGCGACATCACCGCGGCTTCCTGGGACTGAACGCTGGAGAGGGTCTCCGCAGCGAACAGATCTACCCCACTCTGGGAGCCAACGATCGTGAGGGAGGCGGTTTTCTTCGTGAACGTGGGCTCAGTCGTCTCCCACGTATCACCGACCGCATGAGTCGAAGACGTCGGCAGGACATTCTCCCGGTTGTAGACCATCGAGTTGCCCTCGAAGGACTTGAACGACAACATCGCCGTTAGTGCATCGGCGGTGATGATGTTCTGGTAGATGCCCGCGACGACCATATCCTTTTCGAGTTTTTGGTACTCGCTAAGTGTCGGCATCGAGGATTCTCCTTATTGATAAACGCGGGAGGTTTGACCCTCACGCTGTTCGGAGAGACCCCTCTGGATCATCTGGTCAGCAGTCATTCCAGAAGTGTCAACGGGTACGCTCCCAACACCCTTACCAGTTCCCATATTACGAGCGCCGCCCGCCTTCAACCGTTCGTTGGCTGATTCGAGCCCGCGCTGTTCAGCGGCCTTCACTTGGTCCTTGAGGTGGTCAACCGACATCGCGTCGATCCGAGAGTTGGCCTGTGAGAAGTGCTGGTAGATGTCCTTGTCGCTACGCCCGTCACGGTTGAGGGTTTCTCCCCATTCGTTTGCAATTCCCTTGAGCACAGGATCCTGGTCAGACAACCCTAGAGAATCAAGCCGGTCGTTGATGTTCTTCACCAAGTCGCGGTTGTACTCATCGAAGTCTCTGTCTGCGTTGATGGTTTCCAATCGGTCTCGTAGGGACAACGGATCGGCATCGGGGTTCGAGAGATGATCCGTAATCGCTGAGATTCCCAATCGGACTTCTGCCATCGCAGCATCCCGTTCGCGCTCGCTGCGTACTCGCCCATTGACGGTGTTGACTCGTTGTTCGAGCGCATCCTTCTCAGAACGTAGCTCTGATAACTGAGCCCGGTATTCCTCGACGGTTAGTTCAGGTTCGGGCTCCGATTTCCCTGCGATCGCGTCGATTGCCTCTTGCGAAGCCTCGACCTCAACCTCGGGGGTTGGGACTACCTGTTCTTCCGCCTGGGAACCTTCCTGTGTCATCCGTCACTCCTCACCGCGGGTTGGCCTTTCGGGTTGCCGCAGCTAATAGAGAACGCCCTTGTCCCACCGCTTTCACGACGAAACAAGGGCGCTCCGGGCGCGTCTATGTGTACCTAGCCTGTACGGTGCGGTGTCATGTTGTCAAGTTGGTCTATCTGATAACGGCTTTCGTGGTACTCCCCGTGGTGCCTCGCTATATGAACGATCTCACGTTCCCGGACCTCGAAGGCCGGTACGTTGCACCCAGGAGTCGTGCATCGCACGAGACGGTTGTTCACGGCCCTGTTCGTGTACGTGATGGTCATCGGTTGAGGAGTTCTCGTCTCCGGCGTGACGAGGCCAACGCGCCGCCACCGCTTGCGGCTCCGGTTCGTGCAACGGAGCCGCCCCCACCCGTGGGAGCCGATCGACGATCTCGTGCTCGCTGCAACGGTCCGCCGCCTGTACCTCCCCTACTGGCCCTACTGGTGCCCGGAGTGTCGTAAGCGTTGAACCCAACACCCAGGAGTGCAGGTATAGCGAAGACGGCACCGAAAACGCTGTCCTCCAATACCATCGCCTCCATGAAGTCACCAGCGTTGATGTTGATCCCCTCCAGACGCACGAGCGGATCCCACCACGGTCTCCCGATGAAGTCCTCCCCGTACCAGACATCAGCGGCGAGCGCGGCGATTGGGGCCAGTTTCGATCGGCCCGCTCTGAACAGGGTTTGCCCCGGGTCCACGTCCACCGTGCCCACGCCTGTCTGAGGCTTACGGGCCTTAGTTACCATCTGTGCAATCAGCCGTATCGACTGCGAGAACCCGGACCACGGGTCGTACCGGAACCTACCACCGACGACTATCTTCCCGAAGTTCGCGGATTGTGGATTCAGTTCCACCGTCGCCGCACCTGTCGCCACCAGTAGACCGATCAGGGTGGACCGAGTTGCCACGTACGCTGCGAGGTTCCGAGCCATCTTCCTGCGAACGAGGTTCGTGGACATACCGGGCAAGAACAGCACAGGCAGGAACGTCCGGCTAACCACGAACCTCGGGGCCCAGAAGATGGCGTTCATGAACGCCTGAAATGCCTTGTTCCCGCGTGTTATCTGGAACATGGGCCCGCGGCCTGTCGCCCAGTTGATATACCGGGCCAGCGCGTCCATATCCTTCTCACCGAAGCGGACCCCTGTTCTTTCCCAGGCATCGATCTGGTGGTAGAACACGTCGTGTCGCAGCTTGTTCAGGAACGTGACGTACCCACGTTCTGACTGCTTGACACCGGGGATCTTCCCGCCCTTGGTAGTGAGGTAGTGCTCCTCACGAGCCGTGAGTTGAGCATATTTGCTGTCACCCAACGGGGCGAAATAGACCTTGCTGCTACGGGCCTTGTTGAAGTGCCTGTGGTTCCGGATCGCCGCGTCAACCGATTGGGCGTACTCCTCAGAGACAAACGCATGGAGTTGTGCCGCGAACGCATCCCGAATCTCTCGTAGCTGTGACGTGGCGAAGACCCCGCCCTGGCGTAGCGTTGCCGAGGCGTCTAACGATGAACCGATCGCCTTCGGTAGCCCGACCCAATCAGCGACCTCATCCCAGAACTTCTTGTCATGGGGAAAAAGGTTCAGCAACGCGCCGCTCATACCTTCCCCGAATATATCTTCGAGGGTTTTGATCTCACCGAGAGTCGGGAGTTGGCCGAACCGGATCTTCCTTATGTAGTCCGCAGCGTTCTGGACCTCATAGGTCCGGTATTCGAGGTCTGTCGCACGTTTCTTGACGAAACGTGCGACGGGGCCCATTCGTCTGGGGTTATGTGC